AACTCTGCTTTTGTAGACACCGGATTATTAGCAACAACAAACACTATTGGAGATTTATCGTTAGCATACCCCTCATTAACAATCAAAGATTTTGAAGATCGCCCATATTCATCGATAACATTGACTGGAGAAATATTCAATTTTGCTCCTCCATCTACCCAAAATCCTGTGGTATATTCCACTAGTTCCAATTTATCATTGTCTTCTACATTGACTGTTGTTGGAAATATTTCTAAATTCCCAACATCAGGATACATTTTCCAAGGTTCATCATCACAATATTCTGTAATTAGTTATACTGGTAAAACTTCAAATTCATTCACTGGTTGTGTGTTGATAGCAGGATCTTCAACAATAAATTCTGGTAATGATATCATTCCATACACCATTTAATATAAATATAAATACAACAGACAAACATTTTAATAGAGAGATTTTTCAATGGCTGCTATTATTTCAGATAAGTTTAGAATTTTTAATGCTAAACAATTTCTAGAATCTCTTTCGGAAGGTAGCACAGATACTAGCGCCGAAAGAACTAGAATGTATTTTTTTGTAGGTCGTCCTCAGCGTTGGGATGCCTATATTGAAATTTTCAACAACAACGCCACTGCTTTTGTAGCTGGCGATGAAGTTTATGTTGGTGCTAGTTACGGAGCTGCTACTTTTAAGGCAGTCGTAAGAGAAGTTTACGAAAATAGTTTACTTCTGTATAGTGTTGGTCCAACAACAACATCTGCTCCAACAGTTGGTTCGACTATTAAAGGGTGGAACGGAACTGCTGATACTGGTGCTCAAGCATTAACAGGTGTTTATCGCTACGCCACCGAAGATGTTCCCCCAGTTCCCCTAGATAACCAAAAAGAAAAATTTGATATCTACGACGACATTATTGCTGCTAAAAGAATTACAGCTGATTTTGCCAGAACTGTAGTCAGACGTTATAATTGGGATTTGGTAGCCAACCCCAAATTTGATATGTGGAAACCTGATTATTCATCTACTCCAGGTAGTGGTGGATTGATTGGTAAGCCTTCTGCTACAGGAGCTACTTCAATTTCTGATGCTAAATTTTATGTAATTAACTCTAATTACGAAGTATTTAAGTGTCTCTACAACGGCGAAAATCCAGCAAACGCAACTGGTCAAAACGCCACCAATGAGCCAAAAACAACTCCTTCTGCTGGTCAGGGTACATATAGCGGCGGATTGTTTACTGAAGAATCAGGAACCGCTGGTTATGTATGGAAGTACATGTTCACCATTCCTACTGATGACGTACTTCGTTTTCTTTCTACAGACTTCATGCCAATTGTTTCTTCAACAGAGCCTTCTAGGGTTGCTGTAGAAGCAAGTGCCGTGAGTGGTGCTGTCCAAGCAGTTCTTGTTGAAAATGTAGGTGCTAACCTACCAAACGGAACTCACTATGCTCCTATCATTGGTGATGGCACGGGTGGTAAAGTAACTATCGTAGTTAGTGGTGGAGCAATAACTGGCGTTAGCGTCAATGCTATTGGTTCTGGGTATACTTATGCCTCTGTTCCTCTAAAGACTGGTACTGGATCTGGAGCAACTGCTTATGGATTATTCAGTAATGTTGGACTAACCACTCCAGTGACTGTTGGAGGTACTGCTACAGGCGCTCTAGAACCTGTTATTTCGCCCCAAGGTGGTCACGGTTCTAACATGGAAATGGAACTGAATGGTAAGCGTGTTATGACAAACATTCGCTTAACCTACGCTGAAGGTTCAGGTGATTTCCCTGTAGATAACGATTTCAGAAGAATCGGTATTATTAAAGATCCTTATGCTTATGGCACAACCACATTTGCTACAACTTCAACCTTGAGTGGTCTTTATGCTCTAAAAATTACTGGAGCTACAGCAGGTTTCCAAGCAGACGAAGTAATTTCACAAACTGTAACTGGAGGAACTGCTCGTGGTACGGTAGTATCTTGGACATTAGATTCTGGTAGCACCACTTCTGGTGTTCTTAAGTACGTTCAATCGCCAGATTTACACACAGACAATGGCAAAGTAAGAGCTTTTGCTTCTAACGGTGCTAATGCTGTTACAGGAGCTTCTTCACTTGCTGCTGGTAATGTAGATACGGCAAGTAATGCTACTACTAATGGAGTAACATTTGCTGCTGGTTTAGCTACACCTGAAATTGAAAATAATTCTGGAGACCTTATCTATATCGAAAATAGAAGATTGATCACCAGAGCACCTGACCAAATTGAAGATATCAAACTCGTAATTGAGTTCTGATTTAACTTTTACTCTTCTAAATAATACTACGAGATAGTAGTATAATGTCGGGGTAAAATGCCACAGAAGACAAATCTTAATGTAGCTCCATACTATGATGATTTTGATCCTTCAAAGAACTTCTATAAAGTTCTTTTTAGACCTGGATATTCCGTTCAAACGAGGGAGTTAACCTCCCTCCAATCAATTCTCCAAAATCAAATCGAGAGTTACGGAAAATTCCAATTTAAGCAAGGAGAACTTGTTATACCTGGAGAAGTCGGGTTAAATAACAAGTTAAACTATGTTAAATTGTCTTCTGTTTCTGAAGTTGCCGTAAATATTGATGGCAATATTGTATATCAAAAATATGACATTAAGAAGCTAATTGGATCTCAATTAAGAGGAATAAATTCTGGAGTTATTGCTTCGGTAATATCTTCAGAATATGGTTCTGAAATAGAATCAGATACAATTTTTGTAAACTATTTGACAAGCGGAGACGCCAACAACGAAAATACCTTTAGACAAGGGGAAACATTAGAGGTTGTTGGTGGAGTAAATACACCCTTACTAGTTGTAGGAACCGATGGTAGCGTTCTTCCAACTAGTATTTTTGTAACTAATCCCATTACAGAAGAAACTACTAGTTTACAAAGCCCAGCAATGGGATATGCTTCTGCTGCAGAAGTAAACGAAGGTGTTTATTTTGTCAATGGATATTTTGTTCAAAATCAAACACAAATTCTAATTATTGATAAGTATTATGACAAACCATCTGCAAAGGTTGGTTTTGTAATCAATGAATCTATTGTCACGCCAGAAGAAGATGCTTCTTTATATGATAATTCTAGAGGATATTCTAACTTCTCTTCTCCTGGAGCACATAGATTAAAAATTTCACTTGAGTTAAAAAAATTCGATTATTTAGCTCAAACAGATAAAAATTTCATCCAGTTACTTCAAATTAATACTGGAACAATAGAAAAACAAATAAAGCCAGCTGACTATTCTCTTTTAGAAGAAACGCTTGCTAGAAGAACATATGATGAGTCTGGTGATTATGTTGTTGATAATTTTTCTTTTGATGTAAGAGAATATTATCAAAACAATAATAATGGTATTTACAAATTAGATTCGGCCACAAATAAAGTAAATGGTCTATCTCTTTCAGAAGCATCTTCAAAATTAATTCTGGGTGTTGGGCCAGGAAAGGCATATGTAAAAGGATTTGAAATAGTAAATAAAGAAACCAAATCTATTACAGTTAATAAAGCTAGAGATACTTTAGTAAAAGATAACGTAAATATCAAAACTAAAGGATTATCACAATTTAAAATTACTAATCTATACGGTTCAGTACCACTAAACACAATTGGAGATGAAATTACATCAACTCCAAACATTTATTTAAATAGTGTTTTTAATGATGGAACAATTGGATTGAACAATGAAGAATCTTCAATTTATTTTAAGCAAACAAAAAATAGAAGATCAGTTCCATTTACTTTAAGTGATGGTATTAGAACAATATATGTTCAAGTAACTGGAGAACTTCCTTCCCTAGAAACAGATTTTCCATCTAAGTTGTGGTTTATTAAAACTAGAAGTGGTGGATTAGCATCAACTGTAGATTATGCTGATGTAATCGGTCATTCTGTAGTTAGAAGACCAGAAGTTTCAGAATCTAGTGGACAATTTTACATCGAGTTCACTGTAGTTGGTAAAAAATCATTACTAGATTCATATCTTTTAGAATATGATGAAGGCAGTCCTTCCAAAAAAAGATTTTTATACTTGACTGAATCTCTAGCTCTATCAAATTCTAGCGAATCTATCTATGGCATAGTTGTAGATTATAATGAAACCATAACTCCAATCATTGGTATTGCTAAACCTAAAGATTTTTCTTTAGTTAAAAGAGCTTCTGGATTTAATGAAGATACTGATATTGTAATTTCAAAAGGAAGAACTGGTAATAATACTAGACCTTATGATGCTACATTCAATTTCTCTTATTTTAATCCAGTATTTTTTACTAGAATTAAATTGGATAGTTTAGTTGATGCTGGTTTTACTACAGGCAAATATATCATTGGAAGAACTAGTAGAGCTTATGGCGTAATCGAATCAGATACCACAGGCAATTACACTTTCGGTAATACTTTATTTGTTTCTACATTATCGGGAACTTTCTTATCGGGAGAAACAATTCTTGATGAAGATGGTAATTCAGTTAAAATTGCTAAAGATAATACAATCTCTCATTTTATTGTTACTAACGGCGGCAATTCTTATCCATCCACATCAAAAATTGTTATTAATGGTCAAGAAATAGATCAGTCAAAAGTTTCGGTAAGTCAGTACGGAGGAACAATTTATTCGGCAAAAATTATTAGTCGAGACGGAATTTCCTCGACATATTCTTCGCCACCAATTGTCACCGTAACGCCAGCTCCTTCGTTATCAACTAATGCTGCTACTATTGTTCCTGTATTAAATAAAAATTCTGTTTTAACTTATACTCCACAAAATATTAAATCTTTTTCTTCCACATATAACAATTATAAATTTACTGCTGATGTAGATGTTACTAATACTCAGTATTCTACTTACACACAAATAAGTGATTTTTCTTTCTTTGGTTATAAAGGAAGAAAATATATTGAGTGTAATGGATTTGGAGCTAATTTATCAAAAGATTTAGTTCAAGGAGATTTGATTCAATTTACAGATATTAACAATAACGTTATTCGTAATATTGTTCAATCAGTAACCGATCCAGAAGGAATTACTAAATCAAGAATTTATTTTGATTATGCTCTCCCTGAAGATATTACTAATGCTACTATTATTAGACTTAGACCAAATATTGAAAATACTAATAGTTCAACTTTAGTATTCCCAACTGGGTCGAAGCAAGTTGGATCTTTAATCAAAGATACAAGTGACACCAAATTTAAATATTATGTTAGAAAAGATTTTATTACTGATCTTTCATCTAGTGGCGGAAATATAACATTCACCGCTCAATTGCCAGTAGGCACACAAAGATTTGTTAATTTTAATGAGAATAGTTATGTAGTTACTGTTTTAGATAAAGGTTCTTCAACTGCGGTCAACAATGGAGATATTGTTTACATTTCTCCAGAGAATGTTACTATTATTCAATCAGAAATCACTTCGAATCAAATTTCTGCTGGTGCTTTTGTAATTAATTTACCAACAAATTATTTTGGATCAATTCCTCTTGGAGGAACTTTTCCCAAGTTAAAACTTACAGCAACTATTGAAATAGATAAAGCAAGACCAAGATTAAAAACATCAATTAAAAATAAGAGAATTGTAATTATTTCTAGTGGCGATAGAGTTATTCCACTGAGAGGGCAGGATTATGATGGCGAAACTATCGAGACGTTCTCATATTCTGACGCATATAGATTAAGATATATTTACGAAGGAACCACAACTAATCCCCCTAAAGTTGATGCCAACGGCAATCTTGTTAGTGGAACTGACATTACATATAAATTTACATTTGATAATGGTCAAAGAGATACTTTCTATGATGTATCAAGAATTGTATTGAAGCCTGGGTTTGATCCTCCTAACGGACAACTTGTAGTAGCGTTTGATTATTTTGAACATTCCCAAGGAGATTTTTCTACCGTAGATTCTTATTTACATGAAGCTGGTGTTTCTGTAGATGAGATTCCTTTATTTAATTCTTCTGTCAATGGAGTAATTTCACTAAAAGATGCTGTAGATTTCAGACCTAAAGTTGATAGTGAAACAACAATTACAGGTTTCCAAGATATTTCAATTTTATCAAATCCTGCTGGAAGAGATTATATTAATTTTGTTGGTGCTGGCGGTGTTACTTCTTTATCTCCTGCTTCAGATAGTAATTTAGAATACACAGTTTCTTTCACAGAAACTCAATATCTTGATAGAATTGACGGAGTATTTTTAACTAAAAAAGGAGATTTTGTAGTCAAAGAAGGTAACTCATCACAAAATCCATCTAGACCAGATCCAGTAGATGATGCTATAGCTTTATGTTATTTACATATTCCAGCCTATACTAATAATAGTAAAGACGTAAGAATTATTTCTGTGAATAATAAGCGTTACACAATGAAAGATATTGGTAAGCTTGAGAAGAGAATAGAGCGTTTAGAATACTATACGACGTTAAGTATTCTTGAGCAACAAGCATTAAATATGCAAATTAAAGATGAAATTGGTTTTGATCGATTTAAGAGTGGTTTTATTGTCGATAATTTTGAGGCTCACAAAATCGGTAACCTCAATTCTTTGGATTATAAGTGTGCCATAGATTCACAACAATCTGTATTACGTCCACAAACTAAAGAAGATTGTTTCAATTTGGTTGAAGTTAATACTAGAAATGATCAAAGAAGTGTTTCTGGTTATGTAAACAACAACGGTGTTATCACTCTCCCATATAAGAGTTTGAAGTTTTTAGGTAATGACAACGCAACAAAAACTTTAAATCCAAATCCTTTTGTTGTAATTCAATACGTTGGAGATGGATCTTTAACTCCTTCTATAGATCAATGGTATGACACTACAGTAGCTCCTCTAGTTAATGACACAAATACAAAATTAAACAGCATATTTTTAGCCAAAGATTCTGTAAAAGAATCCTTTGCTAGTATCCACAATTCATTTATTGTGAATTGGACAGGCACTAACAAGGCGTTTTATAATATAGAATCTCTTGCTAATATTAACAGTGAAGATACTCAATCTTCAGTAACTAGTGCTTCTGTAGCAAGTTCTTCTAACGTAAGTCCACAAAACAACGAACTAGCTAAAGGCGTAAATTCAAAAACAGTTAATGATTTAAATGTTTCAACTGAACTACAGTTCTTTGCTCGTTCAATTCCAGTAAAATTTGTTGTTGGGAGATTGAAGCCCAATACTAGAGTTTACATTTTTATGGAAGGTAGAGATGTAGGTAAATGGACGATTCCTGATACTAGATTTACTGGAGTTCCTGGCAACTCATTATCTACTTTCAATTCTCCTCTAGTCACTGATCTAAACGGAAATTTAAGTGGCATTATTTTAGTACCAGCAGGAAAGTCTCCTGTTGAGAATAGCAGATGGACAGGTAATCCAGATACAGTTTCATACGATGAAAATTCTGAAGAAGTTAGATTTACATCTGGATATAAAACTATAAGATTTACTTCAAGTTCTTCGAATGAAATTAAGGACAATGTAGACACATACGCTGAAGTTAAGTTCTACTCTTCTGGTGTAATTCCACAAAATCCACCATCCATCGTATCCACAGATACTGCCACATTTAAAGCCAATGAAGGAGTTCAATTAGTAAACAGCAATACTGATATTGAAATTAAACCAAATCCATTAGCACAAACATTCAAAATTGAAAATTATGCTGGCGGTGTATTTGTTACTGGGGTTGATTTGTTCTTTGCTAAGAAGAGTTCTTCCATTCCAGTTAAAGCTTATTTAACTAATGTTGATGTAGGTAAACCAGGAAAATACATTGTTCCTGGAACAGAGTGTACATTAAGACCAGAAACTTTATTGAAAATTTATGTTACTGGCGATACAGAAACTATAACTATAGATAAATCTGAATTTGTCACTGGCAAAAATTCAAATGCTAGTGGACCTATTTTAAAAGTTTTTGATAAGAATAATATTCAAATTGGTGATGAAACTTCGGTGAGATTTGATTTAAATAAAGAACAAGTATATACTTTAGTACTGGAAAATCATAATGGCATTTCATTTGTTCAAAATGAACAGTTGATAATTTCTTCCGTTACTCAGTATAATGCCAGAAATAATACAAACGTCAATATTTTTATTGCCAAAGATTCTGGTAAAGTAGTTGATTTAAAAGTAACTAATGTTGGCGAAAATTACACTAGCGCCACTGTTGTTGTTGAAAGCCCCCAACTTCCTGGCGGCAGTACAGCAACAGGTACAGTAGATGTATCCGATGGTAAAATTTACAACACCACTATATCATTAAGCGGCAGAGGCTACACAGAAGCCCCTTCTGTGGTCATTAGAGGCGTTGGAACTGGGTCTGGTGGGGCAATCATCGAATCAGTCATCGAGATCGATTCTCCAGCCGTTTCGATGGGTGTAGCTATTGATAGAGATGGCATAACACCTTCTACTGTCCCAACTAGATTTAATTTCAATCACCCAGTTTATCTACAAAACAATACTGAATATGCTTTAACTATCGAAACTGATTCTATAGAATATGAACTATGGGCTTCTAAGTTGGGAGAAACTGAAATTTCGACTAGCAATATTGTTTCGTCACAACCTCTACTTGGATCAGTTTACAAATCACAAAATACAGATAACTGGACAGAAGATCTATTCGAAGATATTAAATTTAATCTTTATAAAGCAGAATTTGATATTTCAAAAAATGCTGAGCTATTGGCAACCAACGAAAATCTTGGTTACGAATTATTAGATGTTTCTCCATTTGAAACTAGTGTCAGATCTGCCACAAATGCTACATCTTCACTATTCAAAAATAACAACTCAATTATTAAAGTTTCTCATAGAGATCACGGTTTTGAAGATAAAGGTAATTCCTATGTGTTCTTCAAAAATAGTGAAGATGTTGGAGGTATTTCGTCAGTAAGTTTAAACAGTAAGTTGTTTAGAATTACCAATAGTGGTATTGATACATACAATATCATTGGACCTAACAGAGCTGGAGCTAGTATTTTAGGAGGAGGCAGTAAAGTTCTTGCTTCTTACAACAGAAAATTTGAAAAATTATATGCTCAGGTAGCATTCTTAAAATTAGATGGCACTAATGTAGATTCATTTGTGAAGACAACAAATGCTGTTCCAGTTGATTCAAACACAACTAATTACCTATCATACTCTCAATCAGATTTTGAAAAAACTTTTATCAACGAAGAACAATTTTTTACCAATCAAAAAGTTATTTCTTCTCGTATTAACGAAACTTTAAATCAATTAGATAGATCATTAACTTACAAATTTATTCTTTCTTCAACAAATTCTAATCTTTCTCCTGTAATTGATCTCAGAACTTCGTCAGTCAAAACACAATCATCGAGAGTAGAAAATTCTACTGGCTATGAAAATAGATATGGTAAGAGAGATCAAATATTAAGATTCTCACCTCTATACAATTTAACGCTAAACGTAGTAGGAACAGCTGGACAAATATCACAAAATCAAACTTTAGTTGGAGCAACATCTAAAGCTGAAGGTACGATTGTTCAAATTACAAATAGTGTTGCTTTAATTAGATTAAAAACAAAAACTCCGTTTTTACAAAATGAAGCGGCTACATTAATTTCTTCTGATGGCACAGTAATTGATACTATTAGTATTAATATTTCTTCTATTTCGGAACTATCATTTAATTTCAGCGAAAATTCTAACGTACTTGCTTACTACCCACAAAATGTAACCATAGAATATGCCAATAAAATTAATGGCAGAGTAATCGTCTGGGATTCAAAAGATAAAGAAATGATTATTGAAAATTCTTATGCTCCTATCAATAATGATTACTCAAGTAAAATTACTAAAGATAGCGTTTTTGTAAGACAAGAAACACAAGCAAGTCAATCCCCTGATATTTTTAGAGTTGGAGATATTTTAAAATCTTCTGATGGTAGATACGTAGAAGTTGCTTCTATGGAATTTACTACTGGTGTGGATTACGTAAAAGAAACTGATGCTAAAAATAG